GTCTCCGCCTCCGTCAAATCCGCCACCGAAGTCTCCGCCACCGCCGCCGAAGTCTCCACCGAAGTCATCTCCGGCTCCCGGCATTCCGCCCGGCGCTCCTCCGCCAGTTGCAGCATTTATCGCGGCATGATCTTTTGCAGCTTTTGCTTTATTGAGAATATCAAGAATTTCTTCCTGTTTGTACTTCTCATTGAGAAGGAAGTCGTCATCTGACAGGTCAAGGAACTTCTGAATCAGGAACTTGATTGAGAAATACGGTTTCCCTTGAGAGTCTTGCAGTCCATACAGGCTGTTGATTACATTCACACCGGCTTGCAATGAAAGTCTTTCTTTTGCTTGAACAAATGCGTTCTCCTCATTGAACACGATGCCGAGAGCCTGTCTCAAATATTCTGACTTGGACAGTTTCGGAATATACAGGCATATCTGAATCCAGAGAGGCTTCAGCAATATCTCCCTGTAAATGCTTCGTATTCTGTTGATGAATCTGCTGAAAGCCCATTCTTCCCTTGTGATGGCAGAGTCATCCGCTATTATCTGATGACCGCCGTCTCCTGTAGGGTCGATAAGGAATCTGTTTGCCGGAAGTTTCGTATCAAGGATGAATCTTCTCCAGAAATACTTTACAGGCTCTATAGAGTTCAGGTCATATCCTTCTGGAGCAAGTTCTTCTATTGTAACAGAACCGCTGTTTCTCTGCGGGAAGAAGTATGTCTTTGTGAACGAGAATTGTGGAAGTCCGTTCACGACCATTTCTCCGCTTGATAGGTCTATATGCGTTTCTTCGTTCCAGTCTGCTTTCAACTGGTTCATCAGCGCGTCTGCCTTGTATGGAGGCATGTCTCCGACCGGAACGATAATCTTCATTCTCTTCTGCGCGTTCTGGATGTTCCATATCAGTCGGGAGTTCTCAATTTGCGAAAGCATGTTGAACGACCTTGTCAATCCTTCAAGATAAGATATTCTGTTCTGCTCTCCCGCGATGCCGTCGGACCAGTTGATGTAGATAAGATGCGTGTCCGGAATGACTCTCTCGTTACTGTCTCCCCTGCTCTGGTACCAAACTTTTATTTCCCTGCCTTGTGAGTCTATCTGGATTGACGGTTCGAGAGTGACAGGGTCGATATACTTGAAACCGATGATTTTTGTCGGGTTGTCCGGGTCGTTGTATATGATTTCAAACGAGAGGTATCCGTCTATGAGGAACTTCTTGAAGATATCCCATGCGCCGTTTGACTTGTCCCAACCGAAAGCGAGATAAACGTCATGGAAAGCACGGTCGCATGTTTCTATCAACTTCTCACCGATTTCGTTTCCTGCGCTCAGGTTCGACTTGAGCTTGTCTGTGTCAAGATATGCGAAATAGTTATTCTTGTCGAATACGATTGTCTCGTCCGCTATCGTGTCAAGAACAAACGATATTGTCTGATGCTGTGAAAAGTATCTAAGGTACTCGACTCTTTGAGGATAACTCAGGTCATAGTATGCATATGAACTTGTTCCGTTCTTCGTGATGTCTTTGTACTTCTGGAATGCCTCGTTCTCGAAGTCTTCCTCATATGGCATCAGGGTGTTTGTGGAGTAGCTGTTGTATCGTGTCGTTTCAGAAGCACCCATTGAAATCGAGTTCTTCAGAATACTCTGCTGCTTGTTGAGTCCGAGCGTGCTCAGGTTCACAAGTGTGTTGTTAACCTTGTTGTGACTCTTCGTGCCGGGCTTGAATGACCTTAGTATGTATTTCTTTGCCATGTGCTGTTTTCTAAATAAAATATATTTTATTTATCAAAAAATGGGCTTTTTGCCGTTTCGTTCAAGTTCTATGAAGTCGTAAGGAAACTTGTTCTTGTCATCTGCATCGAACTTCTCGATTGATGTTTGCCTCCAGTCGTTCAAGTCGAATTCGGGAAAGAAAGTGTCCGCATCTTCCGGAGTGTCATGCACTTTTGTGATGAACATCTTGTCTGCTATGCTGATCGCTTCGTCATAGACGGAACTTCCGCCGATGATGAAAACTTCATCCGAATAGTTTAGTTTCTTGTCGAACCTATCCTTGCAGTCTTTTAATGCTTCTTCAAGAGATGTGAATATGTCGATTTTAGGCACGTCTGCAAGTGTTTCCGGATGCCTTGTGAGAACGATGTTCCTTCTGTACGGCAGCGCGCCTTTCGGAAGCGATTCGAATGTTTTTCTGCCCATTATGACAGTGTTTCCTTGTGTCAGGAACTTGAACTTTTTCATATCGTTTGAGATATGATATATTAGTTCGTTGTTCTTTCCGATAGCATAGTTGTTCGCTATTGCCACGATAATGTTTATGTTCATTTCTTTATTATGATGCGATCAATTTGCTTTCTTCTGTGCTCAATGACAGATTGTCAATTAGTTTCATTATGTTCTTTTTTGGAATCTTTTGGTTGTTGAGAGTCTTGCAGACATTGTAGATGACCTTGACAAAGTCTTCGCGAAGTGCGTTTTTGTCATAGTCCTCGGTGTTCATCGCCTCAATTTCCTTTCCGCATGATTCGAACAGTTCTTTGATGATATCGAAACTGAAACGGGAGACTGTTGCCGGATTGTCGATGACGATGTGCTTGCAAGAGTTGTCTTTCATCAGTTCAATCAGTTTCGGATGGCTTGCTGTAATGGAAGACGCGAACTCCGTTACAATTTTAGTGACATGATAGCCCTTTGCATTGCAATATTTCTTGATGGTGCTTATCTGCTCGTTCAGTTTCCTGATGTGTTCTTCCTTGTTTGAAAGAGCAGTAGCATATATGACCACATTCGTTGATGATGCATTCTGGATGTAGTCGATTGGAACGCAAATGTGTCCGGTCTTGTCTCTTATTGCTCCTTCTATCTTTCCTGCATTGAACCTGTTGAAAGCGGTCCTATATGTGACTCCGTATTTCTTTGCATAGTCTGACAGCTTGCAGTATCTTGGCATAGAATTGTCTTATGATTTCTTTTTTGTTTTTTATTTATCAATAAAATTTTCAGTTTTTGTGTAAAATTATGTAAATTTTTTGTAAAAATTATATAAAATACTCATTATTAGATAGTTCTGAAAATGAATTTTTTTTGAAATTATAATAAATATCTTATAATGACTTGAAAAAGATTTATGTCAGACAAACAAATTATAAGAGAAGCATTGGTTATTGCAAGAAAACAACTTTTTGAAAATGATTCGTTGCTTGATGAGATTCCTGTTGATTGTGGAACTTTTTCAAAATATATGAAAAAACTTCCAAAACTGCTGACATGGAGATATTTTGGAAAATGCAACGACCGCAATGTAGTTAATTCTGTTTTTGGAGATGCAACGACGATGGGGAACTTTGTTGATAGTTGCAGCATCATCAATGGACATGATGCAATTAGAACCATTGATGTTAAAGACGGAGAACACAGACTTCCAAAAACTTTCAAAAAGTTATATGAAGTCATTGCAATAGCAGATGAAGCGGATGATTTCAGTCGAATAGTGTTCGGCATAAACGAGTACCAGAGAATAGCGTTTGTTTATTTGGTAGAACAAGACATCCATTATTTCTTTGATTGTTTTAAGTAATTAAAATCAAAAAGAAAACCGCAAATCAATTATGATATGCGGTTTCTCTGTCATTTTAATTCATTATAAGACATTCAAGTTATTGTTCGGTAACTGGTTTGCATTATAATCACTCTCTTCGTGGTTGTATAGAATGTCTGAACTTTCAAGCTTGTACTGGTTCTCCTTGACGATGCTCGGGCACCTCAGCATGAAAACGATTGCCGTATCATGCTCGTCATCATATGCACATCTCGGATATATGCTATGCGTTATGTTGTACGGAATCATATATTCGTTATTGCTTGCAGTGATGTATGTTCCGTTGTCCACGATGTCGAATGCATCTACTTTCTCGTTCTGTTCGTCGTCTGTGTAGTATTTAGGATACTGCCACTTCAACTGGTAAAGCAATGTTCTGAACCAGTATCCGACTTGCGGTCTGAATGGCGATGATGCAGAGATGACTGATATGTTTCGCTCATATGGGAACTCTATCTTGTTCTCGTTGTATGACTTCAGTTCATCAAGGCTTGATTCGTATTGACCTGTGTCTGAATCGCTTTCTACATAGTTATAGCCGTTTCCGAATGTTGATAGATGACCGTTGAATACAGAGTCTGTATGTTTTCCGTACAGTTCGTATTCATAGTTCCAGTCGTACATGGAGTTGATGACGTTGTTCGTTCTGATGTCGAATGACACCTCTTCTTTCAGGAACACCGGCGAACTGTATGCAAACTGCGAGTATCTGTCAGATTCAAGTTCGGAACCGTTATAGAAGAAAGAGAATACGTCGTTTCGCATCTGCTTTCTCTGGTTGTACATGTTAGCGTTGTAAACCACTGAAAGATAAGTGTTCTTGTTGGTCGTCGATGTGTACTTGTCCGGATTGACT